AGTGGTACTAGTTTCGGTAGTGCTTGGTATAATTGCACTGGACTTACTTCATTCCCACTGATTGATACTTCTAGTGGTACTAATTTTAGTAGTGCTTGGCGTGGTTGCTCTGGACTTACTTCATTCCCACTGATTGATACTTCTAGTGGTACTAGTTTTAATAGTACTTGGTGGTCTTGCTATAGTCTTACTTCATTCCCACAATTAGATGTTTCTAGTGGTACTAGTTTTAGTGGTGCTTGGGCTTATTGCTCTGGACTTACTTCATTCCCACAATTAGATGTTTCTAGTGGTACTAGTTTCTATCGAACTTGGTTTAATTGTAATGGACTAACTACATTCCCACTATTGAATACTTCTAGTAGTTTTAGTTTTTCTCTTGCTTGGCGTGGTTGCTCTGGACTTACTTCATTCCCACTGATTGATACTTCTAGTGGTACTGGTTTCTATCAAGCTTGGTATGGTTGCACTGGACTTACTTCATTCCCACAATTAGATTTTTCTAGTGTTACTGCTGGTTTCTATGAAGCTTGGTATGGTTGCACTGCACTTACTTCATTCCCCGCAAATATGTTTGATACTACAGGAACATTAGTATCAACTGCCTTTAGTTATGCTTTTGATAATTGCTCTCTAACTGCCCAATCTATTGAAAATATTTTAGTTTCTTTGGATACTAATGGTGCTAGCAATATCACTTTAGGTATAGTCGGTGGCAGTAATGCCGGATATTCCACTTGGACTGCTGCCGCTCAAACAGCACTGACAAACCTTCAAGGTAAAGGTTGGACTGTTACATATAATGCTTAATTTATAAATAACATATAAAGGTAAAAAGTTATACAATGAAACTTATCACAGAAGAAATTTCAAACGTACAAATTATTACTGAAGGTAAAGGTGCCAATAAGAAGTTATACATTGAAGGTGTTTTCTTACAAGGAAATATCAAGAATCGTAATGGAAGAATGTATCCTATAGAAACACTTTCTAAGGAAGTAAACAGATATAATGAGACGTTTGTTCAGAAAGGACGTGCTTTGGGTGAACTTGGACATCCAGATGGACCTACAGTAAATCTTGATCGTGTTTCTCATAAGATTACTTCACTTGTAGCAGAGGGAAACAATTTCAGAGGTAAGGCACAAATTCTTAATACTCCTATGGGTAAGATTGCATCTTCTCTTCTCGATGAAGGTGTAATGCTTGGAGTTTCTTCACGTGGTGTTGGTTCATTAAGAGAAGATCGTAGTGGTGCAAAAATTGTTGGTGAAGACTTTATGTTAGCAACTGCTGCTGATATCGTTGCCGATCCTTCTGCACCTGATGCGTTTGTTCAGGGAATTATGGAAGGTAAGGAGTGGGTTTGGGAAGGTGGAATCCTTCGTGAACAACTTGCAGAAAAAACTCAAAAGAGAATTAATACTCTCGTAGATCAAAGAATGCTTGAAGAGCATAAGTTGAATCTGTTTAATGATTTTCTGTTAAATCTTTAATTTATAAATAAATATAGATTAATACAAAAAATCTATAAATCAAATGTCCGTTGGTAGCAATTTACAAGAAATGGAAAACGTAGTAACCAAAGGCGCTGCTGCATCTGAATCAATGCCAAAAGCAGGAAGCAATGCTTCCGGTGTTTCGACACCTGGCCAAACTGGCAATTGGGAAGATCTCGGTGGTCCTACTCCAGAAAACTATAAGGTAGATGACAACTCTGCCAAACTCAAAGAACCTACAATTTCATCCGTTAAGGATGTAGTAAACAGAGGTGCTAAGCCTGCTGAACCTATGCCTAAGGGTATGAAAGAGGAAGAGGAAGTTGAGGGTGAAGTAGTTGCTGAAGAAGAGACTACTGAAGAAGAGGTAGTTGCTGAAGAAGAAACCACTGAAGAAGAAGTAGTCACCGAAGAAGAGGAAGTAGTTGCTGAATATGACATCGAAGAGGATGTTGAAGCACTGCTTGCTGGTGAAGAACTTTCTGAGGAGTTCCAAGAAAAGGCACGCACCATTTTTGAAACTGCTATCAACGCAAAAGTTGCCGGAATTCAAGAAGAACTGAAGGCACAATATGAAGCAACTCTTGAAGAGGAAGTTGTTTCCATTAAGGAAGAACTCACTGAGAGAGTTGACGCATATCTTGAGTATGTTGCCGAAGAGTGGATTTCAGAAAATCAACTCGCAATTGAGCAAGGTCTTAAGACCGAGATGACCGAATCATTCCTTGTTGGAATGAGAAGTCTTTTTGAAGATCATTATGTAAACATCCCTGAAGAGAAATATGATGTAGCTACCGCAATGGTAGAAAAATTAGATGAGATGGAAGATAAACTCAACGAGCAAATTAAAACTAATATTGCTCTCAAACAAAGATTAGCTGAGTCGGTTGCTGATGTAATCTTCTCCGAGGTTTGTGAAGGTCTTGCACTTTCACAAAAGGATAAACTCGCTTCTCTTGCAGAAAATGTTGAGTTTGATAGTGAAGATACATATCGTGAGAAACTGGTAACTCTGCGTAAGTCATACTTCCCAGAGAATGCTGGAGCTCAAAGAGACCAGTCAGAGAATATTTCTGAGAGTTCAGAAGTTTCTAGTCAACCAGTAACTGGTTTAATGGAATCATACTTGAACACTCTGACCAGAGTTTCGCAAAAGTGATTTTTTAATCATAAATCAAACTAAAAATTTTTAACAAGGTAAATTCAAATGCAAGGTTTCAATGCTGAATACCTTCAGGAGAAGTGGGCACCTATCCTCAACCATGAGGGTCTCGGTGGCATCCAAGATGCCCATAAGAGAATGGTTACCGCAGTTCTTCTGGAGAACCAAGAAAAAATGCTTAAGGAAGAAAGAGAATTTCTTTCTGAAGCTGGTCCAACTAACTCAACCGGAGCTGGAGTTGCTAACTTCGATCCCGTTCTGATCTCCTTGATCAGACGTGCAATGCCTAACCTGGTCGCATATGACCTGGCTGGTGTTCAACCAATGAATGGTCCTACTGGTCTGATCTTTGCAATGCGTTCCCGTTACTCTTCTCAGAGTGGCGCAGAAGCACTGTTCGACGAACCAGATACTGGATTCTCCAATAGTGGAATCGGAACTGCAAACCCATATGTTGCTGGTTCTGAAGGCAATTCAGTTGGTTTTGGTACTACCGGTCCTCAACTTGGATCCAATCCAGGTCTGCTTAGCCCAACTGCTCAAACTGAAAGCGGATACACTGCACAGCAGGGTATGGATACCGCACAGTCTGAAGCACTGGGTAATGGCGAATCTTTCAACGAGATGGCATTCTCGATTGAGAAAGTCACCGTTACTGCAAAGTCAAGAGCACTGAAAGCCGAGTACTCATTAGAACTCGCACAGGACCTCAAGGCAATTCATGGTCTGAATGCTGAAGCAGAATTGGCAAACATTCTCTCAACTGAGATTCTTGCCGAAATCAACCGTGAAGTCATCAGAACCATCTATAAAGTTGCAGAGCCTGGTGCTCAAGCAAACGTTGCAACTCCTGGTACTTTCGACCTCGACGTTGACTCCAATGGTCGTTGGTCTGTTGAGAAGTTCAAGGGTCTGATTTTCCAAATCGAGCGTGATGCTAACGCAATCGCACAAAGAACTCGTAGAGGAAAGGGCAACATGATCCTCTGCTCTGCAGACGTTGCTTCCGCACTGACCATGGCTGGTGTACTTGATTACACCCCAGCACTCAACGCAAACCTGAACGTTGATGACACCGGTAACACCTTCGCAGGTGTACTTGCAGGTAAGTATCGTGTATACATCGATCCATATTCTGCAAACGTCTCTGGTGATCAGTATTACGTTGCTGGTTATAAGGGTTCTTCACCTTATGACGCAGGTCTGTTCTACTGCCCATACGTTCCTCTCCAGATGGTTCGTGCCGTCGGTGAGAACACCTTCCAGCCTAAGATTGGCTTCAAGACTCGTTATGGTCTTGCTGCTAACCCATTTGCAGAAGGTGCTGCACCTGTTACTAATCCTGGTGCTCTCAAGACTAACGCAAACCGTTACTACAGAAGAGTCAAGGTTCAAAACCTCATGTGATATCAGCCTTCGGGCATTCACTTCTCAGAGGGTTCTTCGGAACCCTCTTTTTTTATCTAAATAAAAATAAAAATGGCTTGTAATTTTCCCAACCAAATAAACAATAGAAACTTTTTATCTCCGGTTGGTTTTAAGTTTACATTATCAAAAGATCCAAAAATTTCTTTTTTCTGCAATTCTGCAAGAATACCTGAAATTAGTTTAGGTTCTGCAGTTCAACCAAACTATCTCAAGGATTTGGATGTTCCTGGAGACAAGTTAAATTATGGTGATTTTTCTTTAAGATTTTTAGTTGATGAGAACATGGAAAATTATATGGCAGTTCACAATTGGTTGACTGGTCTAGGATTTCCAGAAACTACTCAGCAATTTAGAGATTTAATAACTGATGATAATGGAGTAAGAAATTTAAACTATCAATTTAGTGATGGAAGTCTTCACATCTTAAATAGCAATTTCAGAGATGTTGCTATTGTAAAATTTAAAGATTTATTTCCAACTTACTTAACATCTTTAGAATTTGAGGCAAGTGATTCTGATATAAACTACTTTACAGCAGAGGTCACTTTCAAGTATACTATCTACAATGTACTAGCATCCGATAATAGAACACCCTTATGAATCTTGATCAAATTCAGGAGATGTGGGAAAGAGATTCTCAAATCGACCCTGATAATCTACATGATGAATCTTTAAAAATTCCTCAACTTCATTCAAAGTATTATACTCTCTATAATACCATCACATTGTTGAGAGAAAAAGCACGAGAGTCTTATAACAGAGTTAGACTGGAAAGATATAACTATTATACTGGAAAGGCACCAGCAGAGGTTTATGTTGAAGATCCCTTCCCATATAAAGTTAGAGATAAAGAAGCATTACAGAGGTATCTGGATGCTGATGAGAAGTTAAATAAAGTAGATCTCAAAATTCGTTATTATGATGTCGAATTAAAGTTCTTGGAAGAAATCATCAAAACAGTTTCAAATAGAACTTTTCAAATTAAGAATGCAATTGATTGGAACAAATTCCAAGCAGGATACAACTAATGGATGATAAAGAATCACCTTTTGTTTTAGATTTTGGTATAGAAGATATACATCTTTTATACCATTGCGTATGTAAAAGAATTGAGACTTGGGAAGGACATCCATCCAGACATCCTTATGAGCAGGAGCATCTCAATTATTTAAAGACGGAATTATATAAAGCAGTATTAGATTTTAAGTTTAATGGTGGAGACTAAATATTCATAGGTGAATCCTATGGATTATGTCTCATTTGATTATTTCAAAAAAGAATGAAGTATATCTTCAGGTAAAAGCAGAACCTCATGTCTACTACGAGTTAGCAGACCAATTTACCTTTGATGTGCCAGGTGCAAAGTTATGCCTCAGTATCGCAGCAGACACTGGGACGGAAAAATTCGTTTATTCAATACTCAAACTGGAGAGATATATGTTGGGTTATTGGATAAACTTACAAAGTTCTGCGATGATCATGAATATACGTATGAGTTTGTAGATAATAAGTTTTATGGTCTTCCTTTTGAGACGAATGATTTTATCTCAAAAGAAGGTGTGAAAGATTATATGAATGCTATTTGCAAGTATTCTCCCCGTGATTACCAAGTAGAGGGAGTATACGACGCCCTAAAACATAATAGAAAGTTGTTGATATCCCCAACTGCTTCTGGAAAGTCTCTGATGATATACTCTCTTGTGAGATATTACGTTGAGAAGCAACAAAATATTCTGATAGTCGTTCCGACGACTTCCCTAGTAGAACAGATGTATAAAGACTTTGCAGACTATGGCTGGGACGTTGGTTCATTTTGTCACAAAATTTATGCGGGAAGAGAAAGAGAAACAGATTCTCAGGTGATAATCACCACCTGGCAGTCCATCTACAAACTTCCTCGCAAATACTTTTCAAGATTTAATGTGGTTGTTGGAGATGAAGCACACCAGTTCAAATCTAAGTCTCTAATATCTATAATGTCAAAACTTTCAGATGCAAAATACAGATTTGGTTTTACAGGGACTCTTGATGGAACTCAAACTCATAAGTGGGTATTGGAGGGTTTATTCGGTCCCTCCTATAAAATTATCAAGACGGAAGAACTGATGAAGAAGGGGCACGTTGC